TGTTTGCTGTCGGTTATCCGGCAGTAAGGACCATTAGCATAACTGGTTAATGCAGATGTCTCATAAACATAAGAGACCAGGTTCGAGTCCTGGATGGTCCAGTTAAAAAAGAAAGAAGGTGAGCCGGATGGCGTTGACAGAAAAACAGAAACGTTTTTGTGATGAATATCTAATAGATCTAAATGCTGTTCAGGCAGCCATTAGAGCAGGGTATTCAAAAAGCACTGCGAGATCTGCTAGCAAGTGGATAAATCAAAACGAAAGCCCACAAAAACCCACTTCACCTAATAAGTCGAAATTTAATAATGAAATGCGTCAGTATATTGATGAACGTATGGCAGAGAAGGAAAAAGAACTTATTGCCGATCAAGATGAAGTGATGAGATATCTTACATCGGTCATGCGTAGAGAAAAGAAGGAACAAGTAGTTGTCACTCTTAATCATGAAACATCAAAATATGTTCCTGATGAAAACGGAATAACGAGAAAACAAACAGTTAAACAGGAAGTTCCTAAAATCATAGAAATAGATGCTCCAATCAGAGATGCTAATAAAGCTGCAGAGCTGTTGGGGAAAGCGCATGGACTATTTACTGATAAAGTAGATCTTAATGCCGATATGGATCTGAATATTGTAATTGATTACGGAGATGATGCCGGTGAAAGTTAAGGTACAGATGAATCCAACTTTTAAAGAGGTTGATCGTTGTAAGAAAAGATATATCATCATGAAAGGTTCGGCTGGTTCCGGTAAATCTGTGGATACAGCACAAAATTATATTTTACGATTGATGCAGGATAAAGGTAGAAATCTTTTGTGTGTCAGAAAGTCGGATATCACAAACAGAGATTCAACTTATGCAGAATTAACCGGTGCAATAAACAGAATGTTTGGAGCGCAAGCTGATCGTTACTGGACAGTTAAGCAATCCCCTCTTATGCTGCAGTGTCGAGCAAATGGAAATCAGATTATATTCCGCGGTGTTAATGATGAGAAGCAGCGAGAAAAACTAAAATCTATCACATTCCAAAGAGGAAAGCTGACAGATGTGTGGATTGAAGAAGCTACAGAAATCACGCAGTCAGATTTTGAAATCATTGACGACCGTTTAAGGGGAGAATTGCCGGAGAATCAATTTTATCAGATAAGATGTACATTCAATCCGGTTAATAAGAATCACTGGATTAAGAAAGTGTTTTTTGACCGTCAGGACCCTAACGTAATGACGCACCATAGTACATACTTAGGAAACCGCTTTATTGATGATGCATACCGTGAACGTATGTTACGACGTAAAGAAGTAGATCCAGAAGGATACATGATTTATGGACTTGGAGAGTGGGGAGAAGTCGGAGGGCTGATTCTTCACAATTGGCAAGTGGGAGATATATCTCAAGATTTGAATGATTATGATGCTGTCGCAATTGGACAGGATTTTGGTTTTAACCATGCCAATGCACTACTGCTGCTTGGAATAAAAGATGATAATATCTATATTTTGAAAGAATTATATGTGTTTGAAAAAGACACTTCTGAGATCATACCAATGGCAATTGATATCGGCTTTCCGATGAATATAGATATGTGGTGTGATAGCGCAGAACCAGACAGAATAAAGATGTGGAAGAATGCCGGATTTCGAGCAAAGCCAGTGGTTAAAGAAACGAGCAATGATAAAAAATATCAGGTAGCACAGATTGACTGGTTAAAAGGTGTCGTTTCAAAAGATCGTGTAATTAAAAGGACAGTGTACGTACACCACTCCTGTGTTAATACAATCAAAGAGATGCAACAATGGAAATGGAAAAAGGACGAGCGTACTGGTCAGTATTTGGACGAACCAGTACCTTTTTTTGACGATGCAATGGCAGCGTTACGATATGGAGTGGAAGGATGGAGAAAACCACAAAGTTGGATGTTCTAAAATTATATTTACAGAAAGAAGGTGATAAGAATGCTACAAGTGGAAGAAATTCAGAGACTGATAGAAGAAGACAGAAATTCTAGAAAAAAAGCTCTGGCAAGGAAAGGTCAGGACTACTACGAAGGAAGACACGATATACTTAAATATAAGATTTACTACTATGATGCCGATGGAAAGCTGAAAGAAGACAAATTCAAAAGTAATATTAGGATCAGTCATCCGTTCTTTACTGAATTGGTAGATCAGCAGGTACAGTACATGCTTTCTGGTGATGGAAATGTAATTCGTTCGGATGTTCCTGAATTGCAGGCAAAACTTGACGAGTATTTTGATGATGACTTTTACAGTGAAATATACGACCTTCTTACTGGATGCGTAAGCAAAGGATTTGAATATTTAAGTGCATCAATCGATAAGAACGGAAAAACAAGGTTTCAGTGCTCAGACAGCATGGGTGTTGTTGAAGTGAGAGCAAAGGACACAGATGATGGATGCGAATATTACATCTATTGGTATATTGACCGGATTGATAAGAATCAAAAAGCAATTAAACGTATCCAGGTATGGGATTCTGAATATGTTTATTTTTATACTCAGGTAAATGACGGTAAAATCGAACCGGATAATTGCATCGCGATAAGCAACAGTAGCCGAAATTACAGACCACATACGATATATACGGATGAGAATGGAAAGCAGTTTGGCAAAGGGTTTGGTTTCATCCCGTTTTGGCGCTTAGACAACGGAAGAAAGCAGTTTTCAGGCATTAAGCCGATAAAAGCATTGATTGATGACTATGATTTGATGGCATGCAGCCTTTCAAATAACTTACAGGACTTCACTGATGCACTTTATGTTGTATCTGGATTCCAGGGACATGATCTGGATGAAATGATACAGAATATAAAAGCAAAAAAACATATCGGTGTTGATTCACAGGGTTCTGTTGATATTAAAACAGTAGATATTCCATATCAGGCAAGAGTAGCAAAGCTGGAGCTTGATGAAAAGAATATTTATCGATTTGGAATGGGATTTAATTCAGCACAGGTAGGTGATGGAAACATAACTAATATTGTTATCAAATCCAGATATGCTTTATTAGATCTGAAGTGCAATAAGTTGGAAATCAGACTCCGGAGGTTGCTTAGAAAACTGATAGATGTAGTATTGGATGAGATCAACCGTGCTCTGGATTCAGATTATCAGCAGAAGGATGTGTACTTTGACTTCAAACGCGAGGTTATGACGAATGCACAAGACAATGCGCAGATCGAATTGACAGATGCGCAGAAGCAGCAAATACAGATTAATATCGTTTTATCTCTATCTAATATTCTTCCAGACGAAACAATTATCCAAATTATCTGCGAAATATTAGATTTAAACTATGAAGAAATTAAAGACAAGATTCCGGATGATGAGGAAGCAGGTAACCAGTACGCGTTGAATCTTTTGAAAGATACATCCGATCAGGAAGGTGATCTGATTGAATAAAGTTCAAAAAGAAATTACAAAAGCACAACTAAAAGAAGAGCAAAGAGCTTTGAAAGAGTTGAAAAAGTCCTATGAGCAAGCAAAACATGATATAGAATTGAAAATTTCTGCATTGAACGCAAGGAATGATATGCAGAATCTTCAATCAATCATCTATCAGAAAAAATATCAGCAGGAGCTTCTTAGACAAATAGATAGTGTATTAAGTGATTTAAACAAAGAGCAGTACTCAACTATCACAGATTTTATGAATGGCTCATATGTGAATGGATATATTGGCTCCATGTATGATCTGCAAAATCAAGGCATTCCGATTACGGTTCCAATTAATCCGAAAAAGATGAAACGGGCAGTGATGACTAATTCAAAGCTGTCAAAATCATATTATCAAAACAGAGTACTTCCTGAAAATCTTGGAAAGTTGAAAAGAAACATCCGAACTGAGTTAACAAGAGGAATTGCTTCTGGAAAAACATGGTTGGAAGTTGCCTATCAGGTTGCAAATGGAATGAATAGTCCGTTTAATAGGGCAATGAAAGATGCAATGCGCATAGTCAGGACAGAAGGGCACAGGATCAATCAGGAAGGTTTTCTTGATGCAGGAGATATTGCAAAAACTAAAGGAGCAGACATCGTAAAACAGTGGGATTCAACACTGGATTCGGCTACAAGACCATGGCATCAAGAGGCAGATGGTCAGATTGTTGAATGGGATGATTATTTCATTGTAAACGGTGAAAAGCTCAAAGCACCATCAGTTGGTGGATCTGCTTCTAACGTAATTAATTGCAGGTGTCAGCTTCTACAAAGAGCACGGTGGGCTCTTGATGAAGAAGAGTTAAAAACACTGGAAGAAAGAGCGCAATACTTTGGATTGGATAAGGCAAAATCCTTTGAAGAATTTAAGGATAAATACTTGCAACTTCCTGATAGTGTAGATACAATAAATGTAGACGAAAATGAAATAGTAAAGGCTTTCAAAGAAAAACTTGATCATATGGGTGTTGAATACAGAGAGGTTTCAGAACATGAAACGCCTTTGACTGAATCTGAAATCATTGCAGCACTGGCAGGTGGTGACAAAACGTCGGGGTCTTGTGCATCGGTCGCACTTGCCTATGTTGGTCAGAAGAATGGTCTTGATGTACTTGATTTCAGGGGCGGTGCAAGCCAAGACTTCTTTTCAATGAGTCTTAACCTACAACAGATTATGAAACTTCCAAATATTACACAGATTTCAGCAAGAGCAAGAGCAACTGCAACGGCAGGCAAAAAACTGTTGTCTAAGGTTGAAGAAGGCATGGAATACTATTTTGTATGTGGAAGGCATGCGTCAATTGTCAGAAAAGAAAAAGGTATCCTGCAATACCTTGAACTGCAATCCGCAACAAAAAGCGGTTGGACTGATTTCGATGGCAATGTTCGATACACTTTAGCTACTAGGTTTGGAGCAACACAGACAGGTTCGGACTATGAAGAGTATATGTTCAATGTGGCTGATGCAAAGGGTTCAAAGGAACTTCAAGAAATTTTAGGATATATCAATACTGCCGAAAACGCTCAAAAGAAAGGGGCTGGTGGAAGTGTCAAATAATTGGTACAAAAATAATGAAACCGACAAAATTTGGTGGAAAGATTTGCCTGATAGAGTCGGGTTATGGATCTTTAGTTTTGACAAGAAAACGGAATTCAATATGTTTTCTGACTATCCGCAAAAGCTAACAAAGGAACAGAAAGAAATATTTGATAAAGAAAATCCATATTGGTCTGATTTCTTTTCAGACAGGACTTGATACCACTAGTCAATTATGATTAGTGGTATTTTCATACATTTCTTTAAGAAAGGAGTATATATGGCAACATCTGTACAGATAACATTAATCATTTGCTTAACAATTGCATTTATTTGCTGGAATAACAACAAGTAAGAAGGCGGTGATCCAGAATATCTCCCAGCTATGGGTTAAATAGCATACATCCATAAGGATGTTTTTTTATTGTCCAAAAATCGGTTATGACATAAAAACTGTTCCGGAATTATCCCCGGGCATGGAAATAAAACTGCCATGATGATGCACACAGTGTCAGAGAAGAAAGGAAAATAAGAATGAAGTTGGAAGAATTATTAAAAGATTCTCCTGAAACTTTGAAAGCGGTTCAGGATGCTATCAATAAAGTAAACGAAGGTCAGGAAGATAAATTAAAGCATGTTAGATTTGCGGACCTGTCAGAAGGCGGATACGTTGCAAGGGCAAAATATGAGGATTTGGATGCAGAAAATCAGACAAATGCAAGTAAACTGACAGAAGCAAACAAACTGATCGACCAGTTGAAAAAAGCTGCAAAAGGTGACGAGAATTTACAGGGTCAGATTACCGGTTATCAGACTAAGATTCAGTCGTTAGAACAGGAGCTTACACAGACTAAGATTGATTCAGCAATTAAGGTTGGATTACTGGCAGAGAATGCAGTTGATATTGATTACCTGACGTACAAATTGAAAGAAAAAGGCGAACAGATTGAACTTGACGAACAGGGAAACATCAAAGGATGGGAGGATAAAGTTTCAGCGCTGAAAACTCAGATTCCTTCCATGTTCACAGGAAAAAGTAAAGGTGGTTTTGATGGATTCAAACCTCTTGAAAAAGATGATGAAATTGATAACCCACCTGCAGAACCAAAGTCTTTGGCGGAGGCTTTAAAACAGAGATTTGAAAATCCAGATAATGAATAAAAGAAAGGTTAAAAAGGTGAATTATAATGGCAGTTATGACACTTGATGAAATTAGAAAAGGCATGTCTGACAAAGTATTTAGTCAGATTGTAGATATTTTTCTTCGTGAATCCTCTATTTTACAGATGCTTCAGTTCGATGATTGTGTAAGCGCATCTGGTGGCGGTTCAACGATGAAATATAAATATTTAAGAAAGGTTTTGCCGGCAACAGCAGAATTCAGAAAATTAAATGGATCTTATACAGCTTCTGCTGCAACAAAACAGGAATGTGAAGCAGCACTTGCGATCATGGGCGGTGCGGTACAGATGGATAGGGTTCTGAATAAGGTATCCGGAAACTTTGATAACCTTGCATATCAGATTGAAGAACATATCAAAGCAATTGTTTCACTGTTCCACTACACATTGATCAATGGTGATGCAACAACAACGGCAGGTGGAGATCATCCAGAATTCCAGGGCCTTGACTCTATGCTTGCAGGCACAACAACAGAATATGGTGCAAATAAGGTTATCGACTTATCAAACATCACAAATTTGAAAAACAATGCAGATGAGTTCTATGAAGCGTTGATGTTACTTGTACAGAGCACACAGGCAGATGCGCTTTTAATGAACACAAATATGATTACAAAAGTGCAGACGGTAGCCCGTGTTCTTGGATACAAAACAGAAACGGAAGATGCATTCGGTAAAAAAGCAATAAGCCTTGACGGTGTAAGATTCATGGATCTTCAGAATCATTATACTGTAAGCGGTGAAAAAGCGATTGCTAACGCAGTTGTCAAGAAAGACCTCAAGAGAACAGTTGATTCCAATGAGGCAACAGGGTTAACTGATATCTATGCAGTTAAATTTGATGTTAACGATGGATTCCATGGTATCAGCTTAAATGGATCATCTGTTATTGATCAGTATCTCCCTGACTTTTCTAAACCAGGAACAGTAAAAGATGCTGAGGTTGAGATGGTTGCAGCAACCGTTCTTAAAAATACACAGCATGCAGGTGTGTTACGTAACATCAAGATTGGTTAAGGAGGTTGAGAATAATGGCAGCAAAGAAGAAAGAAAGTGTTTACATTGTTAAAGTAAAAGATAATCCAACATATTGTGGCATTGGAGCTGGAGGAATTCAATTTGCTAATGGACAGGCTGTTGTTGAATCACAGAGAATGATTCGATGGTTTAAAGAACACGAAGGCTATGAAGTGACCGAACAAAAGGCAGAAGCTACAGAGTAGGCGGTGATTTGGATGGTAATTAAGCCAGAAGAACTTACGAAAATTCCAGAGTTTAGCGAAAAGACAGAAACAGAATTAAAACATATGCAGGATGCAATTGAGCAGCTTATCAGGGTATACACAAATAACAATTTTCAAAATCGCTATGTAAGATTTTACGCAACGAGTGATGGAAATCGATTATATGGAGTCTCTGAGTTCCTTTCTGTTGGAGATACCATCCAGATTTCGCAATCTGGGGTGAATGATGGTCTATATTACATTACGGACATCGGAGAGGATTTTATTGAAGTTGACAAGAAACTATTTTCGATCACAAGCAATCTTGTGACAAAAGTTGAATATCCGGACGATATCAAATTTGGAGTGATCAATATTATGAAATGGGAGGTAGAGAACCGAAAGAAGGTAGGAATCAAGTCTGAAACATTAAGCAGACATTCTACTACCTATTTTGATCTTGATGCTTCCAATCAGGTAATGGGTTATCCTGTGTCATTGCTTGGTTTTCTAAATTCTTATATGAAAGCGAGATTTTGATGCTTGGCGGGAATATTACAGCAACTATCCAGAAAAAGGTATCAACAGGAAAAAATTTGATTGGTGAAGCTGAGGAAAGCTGGGAGAATATTGGAACTTGTATCGGATGGCTTGATTATGCATCTGGCCAGAACGATGTTCAGACATACAAAGCGAAACTTCAGGAAACAAGTCATTATTTTTTGTGTGATTATTCAGAATTCAAAAAAGCAGCACGGGAGCAAGAATTGAATTCTGAGAACTGCAGGTTGCTGATAAATGATAAGAAATATAACGTTCTTTTAATTGATGATCCGATGGAATTGCATCAGCATATAGAAATTTATATCCAGTATATCGGAGGTGGTCTTGGTGTCTAATAGTAATGTTGAATTTGAGGATTTTTCAGTAAATGTCAAAAACGCAATAAAGGAAAAAGCGGTGCAGTTTCTTCATGAGGTTGGAGGCGAAATCAGGTCGCAGGCACAAAGAAATTCGAGAAGAAAAACATCGCAAACAGCCGGATCTTATGAATATAAAGTTGATGAAAGCAATCTTTCTGTTCATATCGGTTCCGATTACTGGAATGCAATATATGAGGAATTTGGAACTGGCGAACATGCATTAAAGGGCAATGGAAGAAAGGGATACTGGGTATTTGTTGATACCGGAGGACAACCCAAAGCGCCAAAGGGCGGAAAGACGTACACGAAGGATGAAGCAAGGCGGATTGTTGCGATGATGCGGAAAAAAGGATTGAATGCATATTACACCAATGGTAAAACCGCAAACCGCCCTTTGTACAATGCTTTTGCCGGCAGCAGATCGAAGATCATTAAAAGAGCAGAAAGTTTTTTCGGAGGCTTAGGATAGGATGACAATAGAAGGACTTAGTTTTGTTAATTCCTGTATTGAAAAATTAAATATTCCTTATCAATTTATGGAATGGAAATCTAAAATTCCAGATACCTATTTTGTAGGAGAATATACAGAGCTTGAAACAATGGATGAGAGTGGACGTGAGGAAAGCAGTTTTATTTTAACAGGGACAACAAATCGAAACTATATGGAACTGGAGAGTGTGAGAGGAAAATTAAAAGAATATTTTACAAATGAAGGATTAACGGCAATTCTTGACAGTGGTTCAGGGATTGCTGTTTTTTATGATTCTTCATTTCCGGTACCTTCTATTGATGAGGGTGTTCGCAGGATCCAGATTAATTTAAAAGTAAAAGAATGGAGATGTTAAAAGATGGGTAAAGTTGGAAAAACAGGTGTTGATTCGAATACACCGGAAACCATTCTGTTTGGTGCAGGTACGATTCACAAAAACCTGAAATACGACAAAGAAAACAAGAAATGGAATTTTGAAGATTCTATCATGGGTGCAACACAGGGTGGAAGTAAACTTACTATTACACCGGAATTTACTGATGTAGAAGCAGATGGTGTGATGGTCCTTACTAAAGGATTAAAGGTAAAAACTGGCGAAACAGCAGAGATGGAAATTAATTTTCTTTCGCTGACAAAAGAAATCATCAAACATTCAATCATCGGGAAAGATGGAGAATCAGAAGATGAAGATTATGATTTAATCGAATCAAAAGCGGATATCGAAGATGAAGATTATCTTGAAAATATTGCTTTTGTCGGAAAGACGCTTGCTGGAAAGAATATTATTGTCATTATGGATAATGCCCTTTGT